GATGAGCAAGATAGGACATAACAAACCACCAAAGGAAAGAAAGATACATTGGAAATCTATCAACACTTAAGAGCAACTAATCCTAATATAGGACTTGCCATGCACACAAATGGAAGTGCTAAAAATCAAGACTGGTGGAGAAAGTTAGCAAAAGAAAATGTAAAAGTTACTTTTGGATTAGATGGTTTGAAAGATACTAATCATCTTTATAGAATATCTACAGATTTTGATAAAATTATTTCCAATGCTAACGCATTTATTGGAGCAGGTGGATTCGCAAAATGGCATATGCTGGTATTCAAACACAACGAACATCAAGTTGAAGAAGCAAGACAAATGTCCAAGGACTTAGGTTTTAGAGCATTTACTACAAAACATACGTCAAGATTCCACAATGGTGAGTTACAAGTAATAGATGAAAAAGGAAATCCTTTACACAAATTAGAGCCTACACAAAAAAGTGCTGATATGATATCATTAGTGAAAGAATCACAAAATGAAACGAAACCAACTATTATATGTAAAGCAGTTAAAAATCGCCAGTTATATGTTAGTGCTTGTGGTAATATATCTCCTTGTTGTTGGTTAGATATGGAATGGATTCCGCCTATGCAGGCAAGTAGAATAGATTACATGGACAGGATTGGAGAATTTCCTAATTTAAATACAAGTAGTCTTAAGGAAATATTTGATGGAGGTTATTTTGAAAAAATTGAAAAAACTTGGGGACACACGCCTTTACAAGAATGTGGTAAGCAGTGTGGTTCTTTTGACAAACTAGGAGCACAATTTGAAAATTAATATTCAAGATGTACTGTACTGGATGGATACAATCAGGCAATCTGATGACAAGTATCGTACATTGGAAAGTTTCTGGAAAGGACAGATCAATAGTAAAGTTTGGTTAATAACTCATTTACAAAAGTTTCAACAACAAATGCCATATAATATTTTATTGTGTGGTGGTTGGAATGGAGTATTGTCTACATTATTGTTCAATAGTGAACTAGATATCACACGTGTTGTTAGTATGGACATAGATAGCAAATGCGAATCTATTGCTTATTCTATGAATAAAGAGTATGAAATGGATGGCAGGTTTAAAGCAATCACGTCAGATATGCTGTTATACAACGATTATGGCAAACATAATTTAATTATTAATACTGTATGTGAACACATGACAGTTGATCAATATCAACAATGGTTAGAAAAATTACCAAGTAACAAAAGGATTGTAGTACAAAGTAATGACTTTTTTGAATGTGAAGAACATATTAATTGTCAAAAGTCATTGAAAGAATTTGAAAAAAATTGTGGTTTGACTATTGAAGAATCAGTAGAACTTACAACAGACAAATACAAAAGATTTATGATTATAGGATTTAAAAAATGAAAGCA